GATCGCTGAAGCGTCCAGGCGCGGCATGAGCAGGATCTACTTCTCCAAAGGTGAGGTGCACGGCATCCGATGGAGTGGTGCAGAGGCTGTCGATAGCGTCAATTTCAAGAAGCATCATCTTCCTGCGCCGGAGGCTGATCCTACTCCAGATATGTTTACTGGCGAACTAACGAATCCTCTTGTTGGCAATGAGTTTACGATCGAGTTGCGAGTAAATGATCGACACATCATGACAACGAATAAACAGCTCAGCAAGAACGTGGGCTCTCGTGCTGCCAAGCTGATTCTGGAATCGAAAAACCCAGAAGGAGCCATCAACCATCAGGATGTCGGCCAGCGAAACATTATCGTTCCCGCCAAAACCGGGGGTGAGCGGCTGAGCGGATCTCGCGTGATCTACAACGAGGTCGCGGTCAACCAGGTAAACAAGTTCCTGAAGAAATTCAAGGGCAAAGTTAAGTTGTCCTGGGTGCCGGGCACCATAAATGATGTCGATAGGGAGCAGGTTGAAAAGCAGGGAGTTGCTACCAGAGGCGTACCTGGTGATGAATACAGCCGATGGCAGAAATCCAGGGTTCGCAGATTGAGCGGTATCGAAGTCGTCACCATGATCGACGGTGGCTTTGAGTCAACGATCTATAAGTTCGGCAGGGAGATTGAGGACTCATTGGAAATGGGCGTTTGGATAGCTGAGGTCCCGGATGACGATGGACTGTATCAGAAGGTCAGCGATTTCTATGCTGGCAGGTCCAATGCCGAGAGGAGACTGTTCGAGCTGAAGCGCCAACATGGAGATCGAGCCTGGGGATATGAAGCCTGGGAGATCGAGATCACGCCGAATCTGAAGGAGGCGGCAAAAAAAGGATTCCCACTGTTCCACAAGCGCGGCAAGCCACAGACCGGCGACAAGGGACTGGATGAAGCTCTGAAGTGGGCCGACAAGAACATCGGTCCCTCCGGGCCGCGATCACTTGAGCGATTGCAGGAACGTATCAACGAAGTCCTGCGCATCGAGAACAAGCAGGCCAAGACCGAACAGGCATTGATCGATCAGTTTTCTGGCCTGAAGTGGGCGATCCGACAGACCCATGGTCATGATCTGCCGGCTGAGGTGTCGGCTTACAAACAGGCGCACTTCACTACCAGCATGGACTCGCAGATGTACGTGTTCCTGACGCACGGCCTTCCGTACTGGGAGCCGGTGGGCGAGGGAACGATTACTGGCATTAAACCTGGTAGCCAAGGTCTTCTTGAGGTGCTGGAGCCGGTTGCTGACAAGATCGAACTCTGGGGTTACTGGAAGGCCGCGGTACGTGCGAAGCGATTTCTTGAGGAGGGCAGGGAACACCTGTTCACCGATGAGCGTATTGACGAACTCCTGAAGCTGGGTGGAGATCCTGAGTCCGGAATCGAAGCTATGTTTCCTGAATTTCAGGATGTCTCGGACGATTTCAATGATTGGAAGACGCAATTCCTGGACTGGGCTTCAGGGGCCGGCGTCATCAATGAAGACACCAGGGCGCTCTGGGACACGGCAGACTATGTTCCGTTCTATCGCATCAAGTCTGACGAGATGGGTGGATCCTTTGCCAAGAGGGCTGGCATCGGCGGCCCAGGAATTGCGAACGTAACACAACCAATTAAACGGTTGATGGGCTCGAAGCATCCGCTGGGCGACATCATGGAAAACATCCTGATCAATTTCCAGCACATCGCCATGACGACAATGAAGAACAAGGCGGCTCAACTTGCGATCGAGAATCTCACAGACTCTGGTTTAGTCACGCCAGCAAAAGGGAAGGACTTCCTGAAGCAGGAGTTCATTCCCATGGACGAGCTGAAGAAAAAGCTGAAGCAGGCCGGCGTCGATTGGGAGGCTATGTCAACCGAAGCATTGGAGGGCATGCAGAAAATGTGGACCTTGCAGCGACCGGCTGGTGATCAGTTTATCTCCGTGTTGTACAACGGCCAGAAGAAATGGTTTGAGGTCCACGAAGAAACGCTGTTGAGATCTCTCACAGCGATCAACGAGAGGAAGTTTTCAAGCGTGATTGGTCGCATGTTCATGTGGCCATTCCGAAAGTTTAAGCGCCTCGGCACCACGATGATCACGCTCGCACCAGACTTCATGGCGGCGAACTGGTTCCGAGACATCTTCATGGCATTCGTGAACTCGCGTCATGCGAAGTTTCCCAAGGTCTGGTCGGCAACGACCGGGGCTTGGAAGGCATTTACGAAGTCACCTGAGATGGTTGCCATCATGGCTGCCGGTGGCGCTTTCTATTCTGGCTACATCAACTCCAATGATCCAGTGTCTACGTCGAAGGCTTTGAAGCGAGCCTTACGGCAGACAGGATTCAAGAACCGAATCCTGGATGCACCGTGGAAACTGTTCCACTTCTACAATGACATTGGCGCAGCGTCAGAGAACGCCAACCGTATTGGCGCCGCCTATATTCCAGCGATAAAGGCCGACGCCGGTAAAGCTGAAGCAGTTTGGGAAGCAAAGGACATCATGAATTTCGCCAAGCATGGCGACCATGCCCTGATGCAATTCTTTGCTCAATCAGTGATGTTTATGAATGCCAGAATCCAGGGCCTGGTGCGCTACGGACAGCGATTCGGGGAAGCTCCTGGTATCACTTTCACGAAGTCAATGATGTACGCCATGGCCGTGCTGGCAGTGTGGCTGAAGAACAAGGACGACGATCGTTACAAGGCGCTACCGGAAGACGAAAAAGATATGTACGTCCACTTCTGGACCAATGGCAAGCACTGGCGCCTGCCGAAATCGTTCGAGGTTGGCATGATCTTCGGTGTCGGCACCGAGCGCATGTTTGAGTACTACTACTCGAATGAAGACGATGCCGGCAGAGTCGCGATTGACAGGATGTGGTTTGTGATGGGTGAGGTATTCAACTTCTTCAACCGCGAGACTGGCTTGCCTTTGCCGCAAATGATTGCTCCATTATTCGAGGCAACCAATAACTGGAACGCTTTTTTCCAGTCACCGATTGTTCCTGAGTACATGCAGGATGTCGCCGCGGTAAAACCAGAAATCGTCTTTCGTCCCAGCACCAGTCCGAGCATGCGCGAGCTGGCCAAAGGGATGCCAAAGTTCGCGCCAGCTACGCTTCGCAATCCATTGCTGCTGGAACATTTAACTCGTGGTTACCTGGCGACATTGGGAAGCTACGTGATGATGATGTCCGATGATCTGGTTCGGAAACAGTTTGATTATCCAGCCAGGCCGGCGCTCAGGTGGAATCAGGTTCCAGTTGTCAGGCGCTTCTATAGTGGTGAAGACGCACCAAGCAGAACGGTATTCGAGGAGGTTCTATACCAGGTGCGCGAGAATGCCAGGCAGATTGAACGGGCTGTCAGTCAGATGGAAAAATTGGAGATGGACGATGAGATCGACGTATTCATGGAGGAGGGCTCGAAGTACGATCCGACCTTTACCAACCAGGAAGTCGTAGATGCGGCCAAGGCCATGGAGTCGAGTTATCAGCAGATCAAGCAGCTTCGTAAGGACACGAACGATCTATGGGAAGACGAAGAAATGACTCCGGAACAAAAGGGCCGCGAGCTAAATCAGATCTACCAGGAGAAACTGGAAAATGCCAAGGATGCCTGGATGGAGCGTCCGGGTGCAGAGATCCAGTTCGAGGCGTTGCAGGACACACTGATCGACATGGTTCCAGAAGATAGGATCGGCTTTCTTGCGGAGCAGGGGCTTAATCAAACTGCCGATTTGCTAGTCTCATTGCCGAAGAAGCCGAGCAATCGAATGCGCAACATCATGTGGGAGAACTCAGTGTGAGCCACTTCAATAAAGCGATTAAGACAGTCCTTGAACACGAAGGCGGCTTCGTTGACAACGTGCACGATCCCGGAGGCGCGACGAGCTTCGGTGTCTCTCTGCGTTGGCTGAAAAAGCAGGGCGACATGGATGAAGATGGCTGGCTTGACGGCGACTTCGATCACGATGGCGACGTGGACGCTGATGACATTAAGGCGATGACCATGGATGACGCGATTGCGTTTTATCGGGTCAACTTTTGGCTGCCGGTGTACGACGAAATGCACTATCTGATTGCCGAAAAAACATTCGATATGAACGTCAACATGGGCAAGCGGCAGGCACACAAGCTCGTTCAGCGAGCAGTCAGGGCGCATGGCACAATCTTGGACGACGATGGTGCACTGGGACCAAGGTCAATGGCAGCAATCGCTATGGCGGCAACGCCATTGTTGTATTCAATTCGTTGCACCCAGGCTGGATTCTATCGAGCCTTGATCATGCGAAATGCGGCGCTGCGAAAGAATGGTGTACGCAAGCCGAATGGATCTGAGCATCCGGACTTCAGTGTGTTTAGGAAAGGCTGGCTGCGGAGGGCCTATTCATGAACGGTCGATACCATGGCAAGCGATTCTTGAGCCTTATCGTCGTGATTGTGGCGCTGAATCTTGCCTATTACTTTGGCGATCCGGAGACCTTCGGAACTTTCGCGACATCTCTCGGCCTCTTGTATGGCACATATCTTACTGGCCAGTCTGCCACCGATTGGCAAAAAGCAAAAAATGGAGTTACGACATGAATTTTGCAAGGCTCGGAGAACAAAAGGTCACGGTTCCGGCAATCCTATTGGTCTTTCTTTTGGTCGTTGGATGGAACGCCAGGGACTTTACGATTGAAGGGCTCGACAAGTTCTTTGTTAGCGAGGCCGAGGGCGGCGAGATGACGAAACAGATCAATGTGCTGAACGAGACCATGACCAAGTTCATCTCGAAGTCAGAAATACAAGACCTCAATGACAAGATCCAGGCCGCCAACGATCAGATCAGCGATACTCAATTGTGGGTCGCGGCAAACGGCACGAACGAGATCGCCAGAGTCAGATTGAAAGAACTGATACAGCGGCGAGATGCACTTATGGCCACGAAAGAATGTCTTCTGAACGACAACATTACCAACAAGGATATTTGCTATGTTGAGTAAAGTGCTTGGCGGCGGTCTCGCTGCCTGTGTGGTTATTATCGGATTGCTATGGCATCAAAACGGCAATTTGCATGAGGACATTGGAACGGCCCAGGCCGCGGTCAATCAGGCCGTACAAACCAATTCCAATAACCTGACAACGATCACTGATCTGGGAGACCGGCTGACCCAGTGCGTTACTGATCGCCAGGTGGATGAAGCGGCGAACATCGCTGTGGTATCTGAGCTGAAAGCCGACATCCTGGACCTGTCACAAACTGGCATGGAGACCAGGATCGAGAGAGAGGAGATTTTCCGTGAACCATCTTGTGAGGAACTTGGTAATTTGGACATTCATGCTGTGTGTCCTGGTCTTGCTTCAAGCATGCGGCGCCGCGCCATCAGTATTGACGGAGGTTGAGATCCGGGAGATCCCGGTTCCGGTAAGGACGCCGTTGCCCGATGATTGCTTCGAGCAACATGCGGTGGGATCACAGGCAAAGTTGCCTGCGGAAGGGCCGATGTCATTCAAGAGTTACACCACCTGGGCGGATTCCGTGGTGACGATTGTTAATCTATATCGGGCTCAGGCGGCTCGCTGTGACGGCCTGAATCAGGTCGATCCAGAAGTTCCGTCCGAAGAACCTTTATCTGTTTCGGAGCCGTGATGCCCAGTCGAACTTGGCCGCCCTTTGTTCCTAATACCGTCACTGTGACGGCTTCCCCGATGTTGATAGATTCACCCTGGTTCCTCGTCAGAATCAGCATCCCTTGTCTCCGTTTTCCGTAAGTCATCGATGGCGGCGATAACGGCGTCAAGTGTAGCTGCTTTTCGCTGGAGGTCCAATGAAACTTTTGACGAAGCGACCATGATGAGAAGGTCTTCGAGTTCGTTCCAGGTTTTGGACAGGTCCTTACATTCGGCCTCACCGATCGGCTTTGTCAGATGCTTCAGTCGATCGATGAGGTCCTGGATCCTAGCGATAGGGTGCGTGTGATTCATGGTCGAGCGAATCTTTGTCGAACTACTCCTCGGACTCCTTGTCCTCGCCCTCGGATTCTCCCTCTGGATTCTCGAATAGATCCGACTGTTCGATCAAGATTTCAAGATCGAATGATTTGTTCATCAGAGCGTTGATGCGAACCAGCTCGTTGTCGGTGTATTGCGAGTATTGAATCAGGCCGGTCAGAACAACCTGGTTGGGAGTTTGCAGCTCAGCCTTCAACGACTTCAGGTTGCATGGCTTCAGCTCCAACGCCTCTCCGAAATCTTCCTGATCCCAGATTTTGACGATCGCTCCTTCAGGCTTTCGGTTGACGTGGATGGGATTGATTGATGGTCGGCTAACATGACCATCGCTTGAGAACAGAACGCCGGCCAGATCTTCGTCGTCTTTATCGACATCGGTGGTTGGCGCGAGCATTGCTAAAATTGTCGAACTCAGGGTTACTGAGAACGGCAGATCAAAGGCGTTGCCCTTGTTCTTTTCTTCGCGTGGATTGAATACGCCGAATTTGGCGGTTGTGCGGGTTAGCTCGAATTGCATGGCGGACTTCTCCTGGTTGGTAAAATCTGGAGGCGTTCAGTTGCTAGGCTGATGAAAGCCACCTCCTCACTCTCAGCATGACACGGCCCTTACTTGGCTCGCGATCCTTTCAGGTTCATGCTGCCTTTTCAGATGTTGGGAGCGTCCCAGGAGTCGAACCTGGGCGTGGATGGGTAATTAGCCCACTTGCCGCTGGTCGTCAAGGGCGGGGGAGATCCGTAGATCCATTAACCCTCTACCAGCACGGCTGCCGCTTCGTCACCGCTCCATCATTCATTCTTTTCTCCAGATCCTGACGAACGAATCGGTCGCGCTATCAGGATCTTCCCTGTTGACTGGCTCTTGTACCTTGTTGACCACGAACTGTTTCTTGGTGCGCTTGTTCATGTTGCTGGCCGCATTACGCAGCGAAGTCCAGTGTTCAGGTCCGACGCGAAACGATTGACCGACTCCCATTTCGTCGATGAACTTTTTGAATTTAGGTCGTTCCTTTGGGATCGGGATTCCGCTGTCGATCAAAATTTCCATTTAGTCTGCTCCGCTCCGGTGGTAGTAGTTTACGACATGGCGTCCAGCGTCTACGTCCAGGTGGTGGATTATCAAGGCATTCGTGCCGGCTGGTCGCATCTCGGTCTCGATCCACTTATCGCCGCGGATCTTCAGCGTGGTCTTGGAGCTGTACGCCTTCCTGAGATAGTCGCTTATCTTCCAGAATGACTTCTGGTCAACGTCCTCGAAGACCCACATGCCGCCTGAGAGCAGGCCGCCATTAAATAAATACACGATCTGGAGTCGCCGCTCATCGATCCTGGCTCGATACCACAAAGCCTCGCGAGTGGCCGTGAGCATCTCGTAACCGTCCTCCTCCATGGTGGAAGTGACGAACTCAATGCTGGTGCCCCAGCCGTAACCGCTGAAGCCAGACAGGTCGTAATTTACCTTCGTAGACGCAGCCTGACTGAACGCCATGGCGAACAAAGCAAGCAGCGCGAATGACAAAAATAAAGATTTCATGACTGTACCCAATTATGTGATTTACACACCTGATATTAGACCACAAGATGGCACTGGTTACTAGGTGATAAGTGGGTTTTTGACGAAGATCCTGGTGCTGGTATTGCCTGGATCCATCAGCGGCTGGGCCATTGCCATGGTCAGGAGGCTGGATTCCAGCATTATGTCACGAAGGGCGTAATCCGCGACCGCGCCAAAATGACCCATTTGCCACAGTTTTGGCGCGAGTTCACCGTGTCCGGACTTCTTGTGCCCCAGGTTTACCAGGCAGCAGTTGTCCAGGTTGTAGCCCTTGGCGTATTTCCCGGCGCCGGCAGCCTTTTTGATCTCCAGGTACAGATCGTAGGATTTCTCCTCTAAGATCTCGTAGCCATGAGCGGCTATTAGTTTGTCGTCGAAGTGCTTGTTGTTGAAGCCGGCAATGATGTCGGCCTGGTCCATCAATTTCCATAGTTCGTTGATGTTGTCCTCGAAGAAGATCCGTGGGAAGCCATCGGTGTAGTCGAAGACCGAGATCACGGAGATGCCCATGCCGGCATAATCGGTCCAGCCCTTGCAATAGTCGAAGCCTGGGTCCAGTTGTCCATCCTTTGGCGGGACCAGTCTCTTGATTTCGCAGTCATAGATCAGCATTGTGTAGCTCCTTCAATGTTTTCAGTACGGCTTCCATCAATCGTATTTGTCTTTTTGCAAACAATTTGGTCATGTGGCCAGAGGAGACGCGCCTGGCATACACTCGATTCCGAAATTTGATCTCACGCTCAACGCATTCGATCTGAGCTTTCAGTGGAATCTCAGCGTCCGGAAACAAATCATTCGGGAAGTCGTCAGCCATGCTTGTTTTGCCAGTGTTGAGCCGCGGAGACCATTGATCTGAATCGTCGTTCACAGTTGGGCTCAGGACACTTAATTGTACGCGGTGGTTTGTAATTCACTGGTTGGGAATCGTCTGGCTCCTCACCGCAGGCATCGCATCGACGTGGATAGCCACAGGAATCTCCCATGAACTCGCCGCAGCCCTCGCACATGGTTCCATCCAGCACCATCTCTGCCATTTCACCCATCGATATTTTCCTTCCATTTAATTTTGTCATTCATTTTTTTGTCGAAGTTTTTCTTGAAAATTTATCGATCGTTTTTTTCGAGAATTTTTAGAGTTTCACCCATCGGTCTTTTCCCTGTTGGCCTGTTCCAGCCTGTTGACCAACGCCTCGAAGCGCATCAGGAAGACACGGCTCGACTCCTCGATCTGGCTGGCAGCGGACTGCATCTGGTCTGCGGCGCCGGCCATCTGTCGGCCAGCTCGCGACACGTCTTCGGCTCCCAGCAGGGTGATGTATTCACTCATGGACGCTGTACTCCTTCTCGACGGCGCCAATACCTGGCTTGCCGATGATTGTGTTGCGTACCCAGGTAGTTCTGCCAGAGTGTAGCCGGCGAACATGGCCGCGACGTTTGTGCATCCTGGGGCTCGCGTGGGTGCCGCCTTGGTGTGGCTTGGAAGCCGGCGATGCCTGGAGAATGTCGGCAACGATGTCGAGGATTTTGTATTCGTACATTGGGACCCGGTTGGTCTTGGCTCGTTTCTTATTGAGCTTAACTGGTGCCGGCAGAACCTTGTGCCGACCTTTGTCGATCGCGAGAGCGGTCAAAAGATGAAGCATCGCGAACACTTCATCTGCAACATCTCGTGCGATCCGAGTATTCCTTTCATTGTCCGGGTAATTGCAGTAAATCAAATAGCCTAGCGGCATGATGGCAATCAGTCCCTGTTTCTGCATTGATCGCATTGCTTCGTTGCCGCCACGAGGGAAAAACATGGCCGCGGCTGATGGACTCCAAAATTGTCCATCATTCAAATAAGAAATTGGGAAAACGTAGAACCCAGCAGATCCAACAACGTGAGCATCGTGCATCTGCCTAAGCGTGTCGGTATGCTCTTGGATCGCCTCAGTCTCGACACACAGCGCAATACGTTTTGAGCTTGCCGTTTCGTTGTGCATCATTGGAGTACATCTTGGATCATCGTATGGACAGTGATATTCCAGAGCGATGATTGGGTAGGGGAGTCGCGTTGCGATCTGAACTTCATCGCACAAATCCATCTCGTGGTCCTCGAAAATCCTACCCCAGGGCGGAAGAATGAATTTTTCAGCCATGTGCATTAAGATAATTGTCTCTCTGGCTTGAGCTGCTATAGCCATAGCTTTCTTGACGCTTTTATTTTTTCCAAACTCATCGATGTGATTGAGCTTCATGTTCTCGGCGGCCTGGGTGCAGTAGTTGAGTGGCTGGGTCATCAGGCAAGCCTCTCAACACGATCAACAGGGCAGTTATCATGTGACATTTCTTTATTGCCACATACCGGGCACGGATTTTGGCATGCGACTTCCAGCCATGTTTTCCATAGCTCACGGATTAGCACCTGATCAGTTGTTTCCAGTTCGCCATTTAGATACTGATGGATTCGTACATTAGCTGTCATCATCTCGGACCAGCTTGAAGAAAGTAATTTCACTCATAGCAGGCTTCCTTGTTGAGGGGTCGGAATGTCCCAGGAGACCTCCAGCTTATATTCCCAAGTGCCCTCTGTCCTGCGTCGTGTTTTAATCTCGTGGCCGCCGAAACGCTCCTTACGAAAATCGCGAATCCTGGCGCTTATGCCAGACTCTGATCCACCGCATCTTGTTTGGATCTCGTACAGCGTTCGCCATTGACCGTCTTTCATGAGGGCGAAGACCCGCATCAGTTGAGATGTCAATCGCTTACGATCCAACGATGGAAAGTAAGTCTCGCCATCGAACCAGATCTTTCGTAGACCGCCAAGTTGTTTATTGATCAGCGTCATGCCGGAAGACTGTCTTCTAAAACGAAGCCATCGCCTTTTTTTCGATAGATGGTTCCCAAACCAGGTGAGCCCCAGACTCCGCCTTCGGCCATCAGGCCATGTAGACTTGTTAGCCATGCCAGGTTTACTTCGCGCTGCCAATCCGGAAGGTCCTTGCTGAAGGTATCTGCTACTTCCTGTATCGATAGAGTCTCCATCAGAACGGAATGTCGTCGTCGAAGTCGTCTTGTGCTGGAGGCGCCGAATCGTCGGCATCTTGTCTTGATGTCGGCGGCATGCCGTCTTGATCTTTCTCTGCTGGGTGAGGAGGACGATCGCCTTCGCGCTTCTCGACGAACTCAAAGCGTTCGATTACGATGTCGGCGGTGTACCTGGTGACGCCATCTTTCTCGTAGGAGCCGTATTTCAGCCGGCCCTCGATCAGGATCTTGCGCCCCTTGGTGAAATGTTTCGCGATGTTCTCGGCAGTTCGTCCGTAGGCCACGCATCTATGCCAACTCGTTTCGTCCTTCTGTTCGCCAGACTCTTTATCTTTCCAGCCGCGGTTGGTGGCCACGCTGATCTGTGTGACAGCATCTCCGGATGGCATGTAGCGAGTGTCTGGATCCTGGCCCAAGTTGCCCATAATGATTACTTTATTCATGGAGTATTGTCTCCGCGGTAATTGATGGTTTCAGAGCCTTGGCCATCGACGCCTCGGTTTCGCCGGCAAAGATTAGAACGTCGAGCCCTTCAATACCTACGCTTGTTCCATCGATGTTGATCGGCTTTCCTTCCCTGAGTCGATCGAGGTTTACATGGCTGAGCCCTAAACCGAGTAGCCGTTTGCCGTCTTTCGTTGTAGCGGTGAACTTGATCATCTGATGGTCTCTTGAAAAACGTGCCATACCAGGTCAACTGCAAAAACGACTGTGCCAATATGCTGCCATCTCGATGGTTCTGGAATGTCTTGTCCAGTGCCGACGACATAGAATGTTTTTAAGATGGTGGTTGGTTCGCTCACATCAACCATGGCCCATATATGAACCACCTCCGGATCTCCCTGGTGTCCGACATGCAAAATTGCAGCGCCTCGCGGCATCATGATGTCTGAAGGACCGCCTTCTATGGCCAGGTCATATTTGTAAACTTGTTTCACATCGTTCTCCTTTACAGCGATGGCGGTGGAGGTAGCCTCAGTCGCCACGCATGTTCTGAGTAGGTCACCGAACCGACAGCCCTACGTCGCGCTTAACGGTCATGCCGTGATACCTGCCTTCGTCCTGATTTTCTGGCCATTCCTGGCCCACGTTCTTCGCGATGCCATTCATAATGTTCTTGTTCCAGTCCTTGATGATGTTCGCCGGCAGATTACCGTCAGCGATGGCCTTGCATACGTCGCGCACGTCATCGTATTTGACCTCGCCTTTCCAGTTGGTCTTCGTGCTTCCGGTCGCGCCCGTAATCGCCCCTCTGGCTACAGGAGCCTGCGCTATTGGTGCCGGCGTTTGTGCGGCGACCTCTAAGATCTTGTCAGCTCGCTCGTCATCACCGGCTTCTGAGGCATCCTCAGCGTCTTTCAGTGCTTGTTCGTCAGCCAGGCGTTTTTCTTCTTCGGCCCTCAAACGAGCAAGCCTGTCTTCCTCGCGTTTCCATACTGAGGCTTTGCCCTCTACCTTTCCTTTTGCTGTCTGAAGGGCAGAAGTGATCGGTCGGAACTGCTCATTGATCCATTTCACATGATCGTTTAGCGGTTGAACGATTGCTTTCCTGGCGTCGTCTGCCATCTTGAGCTGACCCTGACAGATACGCACGAAGTCGGTTGCAGCGGCGAACTCCTCGGCGGTCGTAACCACAGCCCTTTCGGCCTGGTCGGTGAGGTTGTTGGCGTTTTCGATGAGCGGCTGTGACTGCGTGAGCAGCGTGGCCGGCGTTTGAATTTTAGGCTGGGGCATCTGTTTCTCCTATGCAGGCCAGGGCTACCGATTTGGTCTCCCAGGCGTATCGATTGCGACGATTTTTCGCGAAGCAATCATTTCGATTAGTCACTAACACGGCTGATTGTTTCATGGTCATTGGTAGCATGTTAGAACATTGAGGGTATGCCATCGGTGGCTTTGCTGACGGCATGTTCGTAAAACGTGCCATTCCTGAAGTGGTCATTGAACACCTCCATCTTTTCGTGGAACAGCTTTTGCCAAACAAGATCGCGTTCGATGTTCTGCACATAGATTTGCTGTTCTTCGATAGCGTGGCGAGGATCGTAACTCACGAACTTACCTTTATCTAAATCGTGGACTTCCATGTGTCCCTGAGTTTGGTTGTGATGCCAGACTGCCATTCCATACCGCAATGTCTTTTTGTGATTATCCGGGTTGAATGGGCACTTCACCTCGCAGACGAATTGCTGTGCACCAGTCAAGGTGCCGTCATCGCACTCGATAAAATCCGTCGAATCTCCTACAAGATCGGGCCAGAGTCGATGCACCTTAAACTCAGCACGGATGACCTGGACATTCCTGGTCAGCTCGTAGTGCGTGATAGCTTCTTCCTCGTGGCGCTTGCCCCAGGACATGGCCTCGCTGTTGTCACCAATTCTGGTCTCGGCCTCGAACGCCTCGCGGATCTGGTCTGGTGTTGCCTTCTCCTGCTCCCAATGAAGGGTCTTGAGCAAGTTGTTCAGGTTATGAACGTGTCCGCCAAGCAGGATGTTGATGCGCTGCGACATGGTGATCTTGCCGAAGCGTTCCGCGAACCACTCGAATGTTCGTTGCTCGCTCATGGTGTTTTGACTCCTTCACTTCGGGCTACTTCTCGTAAAAGCTCTGGACTGCCACCTCCAAGTTTTTCTATCCAACGGTCTTCCAGCCATACCACATATTCTTCTAGTTTTTGCATGCTGTCGGCCCAGCTATTACACAATTCAGGGTCTGCTGGTTTGGATCGACGAAGCATGACTGATCCAGCCCATTCGCTTTTTCCGTCAGACCATACGCTTCGTTGTTCAGCCATGAACCACCTCGACCTTGCAGGTTGTGTCGATGATCCGATAGCCAGGTTGAGGTTGAGCTGGCAGCGTCATCACATTACAAAGCGCCGAGCAAACCATCGACAGATTTTTCTTCATATTAACTTTGCGAGTGTAGCCTTGCGTGGAAGCTCCGATGATCTCACCGTTGCCGGCTGTTATGCGCCATCGGTATCGATAAAACTTGTTTCTGTACAGCTCGATAGTCGTCATTCGTCTTTCTCCTCTCCGAACAAATAGTCCAAGTACTCCAAAAGGTAGCGAGCATAGCTTACCAAGTACTCGTTTCCATCCCAGGTGAACGATTCTTCCTCGTTTTTCTGGGCTTTGTTGTATGCCCTGCGAAGACTGTCGCGTTTTTCAGGGGTGAACGAGACTTGTTTCTCTTTGTCGTCAGCCGTGCGTTGGATTTCCCTGTGCACCAGGGCCAACTTCATCTCCTGAAATTTTGTAGCGAAGGCAAGCAGCTTTTCACCCAGGCTTCCTAAAATATCCCACTCCTCAAATTCCTTACTCACAAAGCATCGCCTTGGTTTGATACTCAGCGCCCAGACCTTCTAGCTCAGCGTAGGTCATGCCGAAAGCCTTCGCGGATACTTTGACTGGTGGATCCTTCTCTGCGGTCTTGAGAATGTTGATCAGGCCAGCGATGTTGATGCGCTTCTGACAGGTCTTGAGATTTTTCAGCGGCAGCTCCTCCATCTTGTCGATGTTGAATGCCTTGTAGATACGTTCGACCTTGAGCTTTGCCTTACGCGCTGCATCCCTGAGTTCTTTGGCCTGCTCTGCGCTGATTACTTCGATTGGTACTACGTCTATCGGCTTGTTCTTTTCTAGTTCAGCGTAGCCATCGGCAATGTGCGCCAGTTGAACGGCCTTTTCCAGGCGACCAGTGCCCTTTGGCCAGGTCTTCTGCGCTCGCTTGATGACGGTTTTCTTCGCCATCTCCTCGAACCAGTCTACCCATGGTCCTTTCTTCTTTTTCTTGTACAGCTCCGATTTGTCACGGACGCTTTCGATCTCCTCGATCGACATAAATTCGACTTTCGGATGTTTAGATCCTGTGATCTCGGCTACGCAGTACGCGCCGATGACCTCGCCACGCATCTCCTCGGACATGAATGGGTCAGGCGTATGGATAACTCTTGGCTCAGTGCCGGCGAAGTATTTGAAATTACCATCCTCGCGGTCTCGATCTCTGACAACCTCGGCCCAGACGTTGGTCACGGCGCCACCATCGGTCGCAATAGCGATCAGGCCCTGGTACATCGGGTCGCAGTGGCATTCGTAGATCTTGAGCGTCGTGTTGTATCGAGGGATGAGGGCGCAATGTTTCAGCACCGGATTGAGTGACAGTCCGATCGATGCGATGTTGATCACTGCGTCTCGAATGGTGTGGTTCTCACACTTCTGAAGAAGCGTGTTGCTTACCAGGGCTTGCATGGCAAACATCGATTCACGTTCCCAGGTGACAAGGTTTCCACCTTGGCTTGAAATCTTCTCGAAGGGCCGACGAGCAGATGTGACGGCTCGCTGCACAATAGCAGGCAAACGGGGTTTTTCATTCGGCACGGACTAGCTCCTTTCAGACTGCACCCAGATGCAGAGTATGACTTCCTGACGGCCTCATTGCAAGGGTGATTGACCGGATTTGAGAAGCCATATAATATCGACATCCGGGTGCGGTCAATAACAATACGGAGCGAATACGGGCGTATGAGCGACAAACCGACTGCTGGCGCAGGAAAGCCGAAGATGCAGTGGTATCCGATGCACGTCGCGGATTTCACGATGGATACCATAGGCTGGCCAAACGAGGTTGTCGGCATTCTGATTAAGCTGATGCACTATCAGTGGTCGAATGAGTTTCTGCCGGCACATCAGAAAAAGCTCGCCAGAATAGCCGGCGTCGAAAATCCTAATCACTGGTCTGAAATTTGGCAGTGGTATCTCAACGAAAAATTCTCCGAGATCTCACCTGGAAAGCTCGTCAATAACAGGTTGCGCCGCGAGTATCTGCGCATACAAAAAAAGAACAAACAGGCCAGGGACGCAGTGATGAAGCGGTGGAAAAAAGACGGAGAAACCAAAGAGTTGGATACGCACGTATCTACGGTTGAGGTACGAACAAAGAACAAAGAACAAAGAACTAACAAAGACTCCCCTACGGGGAGAGTCGCCGTGCCTTACCAAAAGATCGTCGATTTATACCACGAGCATTGCCCCCAATTGCCAGCTTGTAAGCTCCTCAGTGACAAACGAAAGGCACAGATCAGGGCTCGATGGAAGACGTTCGAGTTTACAAGATCTCGCCATGGCCAAGATCCCGAAACGATCTCGTTCAACGATTTATCGACCTGGGAACGGTACTTCAAATTTATTACAGAACGCTGTCCATTCATGAATGGCGACAACGACCGCGGCTGGGTTGCCAACTTCGATTTCGTGATCCGCGAGTCCGGAATGATTGGCGTCATGGAGAACAAATACGTGAGGAAGCAGAAATGAGCATGCTTGCAGCGGTGGATGCCGAGCAATCGATCATTGGCGGCATCATGCAATCTGGTGGTAAAGCGATGATGGATGTGCAGGACATCATTGGTCGCGATGATTTCGCCAGGGCGGACCACAAGATTCTCTGGGATATGTTCTGTCAGCTCGACGAGATCGACAGCCCGATGGATATGGTGACGGTCATCGATCGACTGACGAAACTTCAACTTCTCGAAGAAGCCGGAGGACAAGTCTACATCGGCAATGTATTCAGCGAGACGCCCGGCTCCGCGAACATTCGATCCTACGCCAAAATCGTGAAGGAGCGATCGATACGCAGAGACTTGATTCAGGCAGCTAACGACATGCGTGAACTGGCTGAGGATTCCAGGCCGGTGGATGACGTATTGGCCGATGCACAGACGAAGGTTATGGCGATCGGCACCGACCACTCGCAGGCTGGTCCAGTGGAAATGAGATCGTTAGTGCCTGATTGGCTTGAGAATTTGGACACGATGTTCCACATGGAACAATCCATACCTGGAATCTCGACCGGCTATCGAGACCTCGACAGGAAGATCAATGGTCTCCAGAAGCAGAATCTAGTGATCATCGCCGGCAGACCATCGATGGGCAAGACGGCCCTTGCCATGAATATCGCGAACGACATTGCTCACTCCAGGCCGGTGCTGGTGTTCTCGATGGAGATGTCCTCGATGGAGATCGTCACTCGCTCGGTTGCGCAACACTCGAAGGTGCCGCTCGACAGGCTGTTGTCCGGAAACCTGGACGACGAGCAGTTGAGTAAAGCCAACGAGGGCTCGAACCGTGTATTCCATTCACGGATTTTCATCGACGAGTCGCCAGCAATGCTGATGGCACAGATTCGCGCCAGATCCAGGAGAGTGAGGCAACAGCAACCCGATCTTGCGCTCATCATCGTGGACTATATCCAGCTCATGAGCGGCGACAACCACATCCATCGAGCGCAGCAGATCTCCGACATCACCAGGGGCCTGAAGTCGCTGGCCAAGGAACTGGACATCCCGGTGATCGCGCTGAGCCAACTCAACCGGGACGTGGACAAACGAGACAACAAGAGACCCAGGCTTTCCGATCTCAGGGAGTCTGGATCGATCGAGCAGGACGCTGACTTGATCCTGTTCATTTATCGCGATGTCGTGTACGACGAGAAGACCAGGCACAAAAAGGTCGCGGAGATCATCGTTGGCAAGCAACGCAATGGGCCCACTGGCACCGTGCTGATGTACTACTTCGGTGAGTACACGATGTTCGGCCAGATGGACGGCGACTCACAGCAGGAGTTCTGGAATGACCGGCACAGCCGTAGTAGATCCGGACGCAGAGACGAGTTCGACGAGTTCGACTGAGACGCTCCCGATTGTTGCGCACCAGGGCGGCCTCGAACTCCTGGATGCGAAATGGGAGCTGAACTCAGGTCGGACGGTCAAGTTTCGCCTGGTTGGCACGGACGATACGCCGATGATCCTGCATCCGTTTGCTCAATTTGTCAGGCGCCGCGGTAACCGAGTGGGCACCAGGTTCCATACTGCGATCAC